TCAAAGGTAAAGCCATTTCCCATACTGCTGAACTTCTGATAGTAGTGCAAACCTGTCCCCAATCCAGGCAATGCCCAGGTTGGAGCCAGATTAACACACTCATCAGGAAGAACGCCATAAGGAGAACGCACCTGCTCTAGTGCGCGTAACCAGTCTGGCGGTAGGAGCATGCGAACAACACCAGTAGAAACGGTGTCAGATGCCATGCTCAGATCGAGGCAAGCGTAGCTGTCCTCGACACTGTGTGTATACCTTGCGTCATTCTCGCTACCCAGGCGTGCAAATTCCTGGTTACGAGTTTGATCATCAAGATTCACACCGAACCGTTTAAGCCTCTCGCGCATATAGCCACCAAAACCCTTCTGAACATACATGTTCAAGTCGGGTTCAGTGCCAATGATACGATCGGTTTTATCGTTCTTCGGAACGGTACCAACAACATTGCCAGGCACGAGATGTACCTGGTCTTCAAATGGGTGCTCCAAATTGAAGCATTCTCGATACCACGGTGCGTTGTGTTGCACAGCAGCACGAGCCCATACAATGTTGTTACTAGTTGTGTCAGGCCTGGGCCTGTATTTGTAAGCACTGTCCCCTTTCCGTCGCGGCAAACTTGTCGTGCTGCCCGGTCCATGACCGAAATGCACAGCCAGTCTGTCTGCAACTTGAGGGTTAAGTGCCCCGTTTTCCATGAAAAGCCGACCCAAAACAGCCCTGATATGACGACGAGCGTCGTCTATGATATCAGGGATCTGTCGTTGGACCGACCATGTGCTGCGGTTAGCTGCAGCACACATGGATTCAGCCTCCCAAAACCGCTTGTAGGCCGTCTGCTCCCGTTCCAGCGAGGATTTCTTGTCCCCGCTGGAATATTTCGAAAGCAGAGAGGCCGACAGATAATCACAGGAGTAAGAAGCTACCCCTTTCTCATCCGTCGCCATATCTCTAACAAGATCGTGAAAAGCCGCCACCATCGGGTGGCACGATCCGATTTGAGCGTAATCGTTGGCAGGTCGTCCGGTAAGGACTGCTGCGTCTCGACAGAATGCGTCGCACTCTGTATCCGAGGTTCGGATATTACAGTTCTGGTCTTTCGACTCGATGTTTTCTTTCGAGTCATCGCGTCCCCTTGTCAGTACATGACTTGGATTGGAGGGAGATACAGTAAAGCGAGTAGGCCTATTAGGGCCAGTACACTTGCGAGCCATAGGGTCACCATAATGGTTAGCAGCCCAACTCCTTTTAGGGAGCTGGTGAGCAGAGTGGAACGATTCACATTAGTACGACGGGTCAAGGTCTCGGATTTGGTTGCCAAGGGCAGCCGCAGCCAAAACCTTTTCCACGTACGCACGGACTGTGTTTCGTTCTTCCGTAGTAGCGTTTGGGTGGAAGTTCATTCGCACCTCAGCGCTACTGTACCGGACCACTTGCTCGTTACCGTAGGCGTCCGTAATCACTTCCGGAACGACAATGGCGATTTTCTCACGATGGACTGTGAGTTTGCCAGCTGCACGCTCGGATGTACGACGGATAGTCGCCCAACCAGCAGGGGTAACGCCAACACGTTCCTCCCACAAACCGCCATTTGGAATGCGGCCAGCGGGAACGAACGTGTGGTTCACAGGTGCGGCCTGGCCATCGGCCAGTACCAGGTTCGACATAAGTGACATGAGTTTTACTCCGAAGGGCTAATGCCCCGAAAGGTAGGACGGAACTTGCAGGTCAGTAGAGAGGGTTGACGGACGGTTTTCACCGACCAAATGTTTTCCCAAACGACTGATTCAGCAAGGCCATTGCGTCGGCGAGCCGAGGCCCGCTGACGATGTCGCTCAGATTGTTAATCCGAGGTAATGCTGCAACTGGGGGCCCGTCCAACACGGACCGTTTCATGCTAACGAGATCCTCTCGCGCAAGCCAGTTGATTTCATTACGCGTGGAACCGTTGTAACCTGTTTCCTTGCGCGTAATAACGCAACTACGTTTCATCAGCTGAGTCTCCGTAAAATCACGGAACTCCAGTCCCAGCGGTGCATCAAGCTGGGACAACCAATCGCCGATAGGAGTGAACCAATCGACAACGAAAGAGAGCTTTGTCAGCTCCCAAGTTGCGGTCAAAGGGTTTGTTAAACCCAATCTCTTTGCTACGAGTAACCAGATGGCGCCCAGGTTTGGCCGGTAAAGGCCGGTGACCTGAGCAGACTCGTATCCGCCGAAGCGAATATTTTGCTTTCCACCGTGGAAGAAACTCCAGTCGTCGACCCAAAAATGGTCGCGAAGGGAATTCTCGTAGCGCCCGCGGACTTTCTCCCACTTGACGTTGTCGACACCGGCTAAAGAATCAGCCGCTGCCCACGCGTCGTACAGGATAGGTACCCAGCCATACCTCAGCTCAAGCCATCGAGATGCAGCGAAATTAACCTTATCGCGTGCATTCCGTGAAGCCTCACGAAGTTTTGTCGAGAAGCCCTTTTGGGGTCGTCGATCTATCTTCATGATTTCTTCTGCGGTCTCCCCAGTAGGGTCTGACCGTAAGCTTGTAATCGCATCCGCAAGGGTGATCCCTGAGTCTGCAATCATTTCATTGGTTTTCTTCATTTCTGCTAGTGTAACCGGCAGACTGAAGTCCGATGAAAGCTTCCGCATAACGCGAAGCCGTGCTTTATCGCGTATCCGTTCCGAGAAGGCGTAATCTTGCCAACTCGGTGAACAGAATATGCCCCCCAACCACCCATATAGGAGTGTATCAGAAGACAGACTCGAAGACATAATAAACCCCTTTGCGTTCTTCCTGTCAATTTTGACCAGGCTATAGGCAGAAGGAGGATACGTCCCGTCGTCACGCATTGGATTTCCTTGACCTTGAGGGGTCTCGGAACCGCTGCGCCACCAGCCATAGTCGAAAGTGAAAACCTCACCGGTTATCAAATTCTTCTCATGAGCTGATGCTTTATCGATATAACTACTAGGCTCGCGGGCCATCTCGTGCTCCTTGTCTAGGCTCCCCGACGCAACACTGCGGAGTTCTCAGAACTTTGCGACAGGTTGCACGAAACGGTTGGATCAGTCGCCATGATGACAACTGTAGTTTCACTCCCTTAGGAGCGGCTTCTTCAAGCCAATCCACCACCCCC